TTAGGGACCAGTTTAAATCTTTCTTCTTTAATCATATTATTTTTCTTTATATTTATCCATATTATGCAGCTTCTTTTTCTTTTATTAATCTATCTATTTCTGTAAGTAATTCAGAATCTATTCTTTGTCCTGTATACTTATATACATCTCTCTTCTTCTTAAGGTTTCTTTGAAGTCTCTTGAATGCATAATCCTTATCATTCTTGTAAACATTACCCATAATACTTACAAAATAATTAGGATCTTTTCTAAAGTTATCAAGTTCTTCTTCAGTCCAATTTCTTGGAATATATCTACCTAAACTATCTGGACCAATTGCTGGAGGTGTAATAAAATTCTCAAATGAGAAATTACATGTTTGTACCTGTGAAGGATAAAGTGATGCAAAGTCATCACATACATTCCACTGATATCTTCCAGGTACACATCCACAGAATGCACCTTCATAATTTACTTTATATCTTTCAATTGAATCAAAGTTCCAAACAACTCTCTTGTTATCTTGATAGAATTCATTAAATACATTTGCTGTAGTCAATGCTACCTGTCCAAATGCTTTAAGTAATGGAACCAAAGTAATACTTGAAACTGCACAAGGGCTTTCTAATGACTTTAACTTATAATGTATTAATAATCCGATAAGACTATCAATTGCATTATAAAAGTAATACCATTCAATATCCTTCTCATACAAATCATTCAAGGTTCCATCATACTTAATTTTATTAGCTTTAACAGCATGTTCTCCAACCCAATCCAATGAATAACTTTCATAAGGTCTTAATATATAATCATACTGTTTTACAATTTCCATATAGTCCAACCAAATTGAATGTGCAGGTGCTGGGAACTTATGTACAGTACCATCTTGGTCAACTACCTTAATTGATGTAATTTCACCAGTAGGTGAAGCTTTTCTAAATAAGTTGTATGCTTCTCCTTTTCCGAAAAGATTAATAACTCTATTAATCAAATACAAAAAGTCGAATCTATATCCATTCCAAGCAGCTAAACAAGGTATTTTTGGACATATAATTGCAAAGAAATGATATAACATTTCTTTTTCAGTTTCAAAGTACTGATAAAGAACTTTAGGTTCTTTTGTTAATCTTGATTTTGCAAAATCATTTGCATATAACCAATCAAGATATCTCTTTCTTAAAATTTCAATTTGCTCCTCTGATAGTTTTTTAAGACCATAAACTATACAAGACATATCAGGTCCTACTAATGAAATAGCAGTAACCTGATGTAAAGCAGTCTCAGGATCTGGGAATGCCTTAGGATCAAATTTAGTTTCAATATCAAAAAAGTATAGTTTTGGAAAATATTGTGCATGCATTACCTTATTTAAATCTTCAGGTAATTCATACATGAATTCTAGAATATCGAATTCATTAGGTTCATATACAGATGTATCTTTATAAACCTTTCTTGCCTTTTTATGATCCCATGTATCATATTCACCACTTTCATCATATTCATATGTTTTAAAATGATGGAAGTATTTCTGATAGAATTGACGATTTCCTTTCTCATCAATGTAACTTATTACTAGCTTTTGTTCTTTTTTGTTCCATGTTCGGTCTAGTATCATTTCAAATTTATTACTTGTATTTGTATTAATAAAATAGAAATTTTGGAACATAGAGTTCAATAAACAACAAGAGGATGGAAATTAATCCATCCTCCGTATAAAGTATTCGTTAAGGTAACCAATTCCTAAAACCTCTTATCCAGTCTCCAGTCTCTCCAATCTTCAAAAAACAGGGACGTTCAGGTTATATGTCTTCGCTTTCACTTAAATTAATCTGCAGAAGCAATTATGTGGTTTTATTTAATCTCCATCCTTCATTTCGGAGAACTTCTGATTAATGATTAACTTTTGATTAGTTTGGGCTTATATTTTAACTGGGTATTATTAATCTCCAATTTTCAAGTCCTTCCTCCATCAATTCAGTTAAAGGCGGTTAAACTAACGACTGTTTTACTGCGCATATTTAGATTAGTTTCTGTGATTTAATCTCTGTTAAGTTATTTTTCGCTACAGTTTATAAAACATATAAAAGGTAAACCGTAATAAAAACCAAAAATAATAAATAATTGCTACTAGGTAACTTAATTTTAATTAAAAAAGAAAGTTCATCTAAGGTCAGCTGGGCTTAAGGCCGCAGTATAACATTACTTATTTTGCTTATCCATTTCTTCAATCATTGTAAAAATCTTCTCAGGCGTTTCATTGATATTGAATTCCTGAATACCGGCACGTTCATCAAGATAAACAATACTTACAGTACGACCTCCAATTTCATTGGTATCAATAACCACAATATGTTCGATATTGATGATTACCACCGTATTGTTTTCTGCATTATGTAAACGAATAAATTTAGTATTTGCCATATTTGTTGTTATTTAAAACCGTATATTATATTATAGAAATGTTTTCTTAATATTCAAAATTATTTTCTACGAATTTTACTAAAATTTAGCATCATAGAATATACCTGAAGACCTGGTTCATACTTAATATGATACTTCAGACAGTCATTCCTATCAAGAGAACGATTGTTATTAACTCCATCAAGTTGTTTAAGAATAAGAATATTTACTGGATTAGCATTAATGCTCCAAATAATTTTCTTAACTTCAAACTTCTTAACAATCGGTTCAGAACCATCCTTAATCTTTCCTCTAAGAATAATATAATCACCGATTTTATATCTGACCTTTACTGCATTCTTGGCTTCATTTTTGGACTTTTTCTTTTTCCTAATTGCCATTGCAAGGTCAATACCTTCCTTTACCTCTTTATCGAGGTTATCAAAAACATTTTCAGTGGTCTTATTATCCTTAGTTACGTAAATGACTACCTTACCATCTTCAGTATCTTTATAAGATATATCAGCATTCATAGAGAGTGCTTTCTCCATGTTGTACTTAATTCGCTCTTTTTGACTAGCAGTCTTCTGCTCCTTCATCAAAAAGTCTAACTGATGTTTCATTGAAGCCATTTCTTTTTGTCTTTTAATTTGTACGGTCATAGGTACATCCCCAGGCCGTGCAAAATCTACATCTTCCATTACTTACCGCTTCCATTGATGGCATCCTCAAGCTGGATGGCCATGTTGTGGAGTTCCTTCTCGATGAGCTCGCGCTGATGTGCGCCGTCGGCGTGGATTCTTTCAACCTCCTTAATGGTAGCAATGAGTTCATTAGTCGTAGTCTTGAGAGTCTCAAGAGAGATAACAGATTCCTCATTGGCCTTAGCCACAGCTACAGAGTTCATGTGGAGGTTCTTAGCATTCTCAGCAAGAATCTTATTAGTAGTGTCAGTCAGCATTCGCTGAGCCTCAACGTTCTTGGTCTGGTTATTCATGATAACCGCAATAGAAAGTTGATTCTTCCAAAGAGGAATAACATTGGTAACGATGTTGCTACTCTTTTCAGCAATAGCAAGGTTATTACCCTGTGTAGCCTTAATCTGAAGGAGATTCTGCTGCATAACAGATTCGGTAACCTGCATATCAGCAATACGCTTTTCAAGAGAACCGATGAAATCCTGCATCTCAGAGATTTCGTAAGTTTCGTAATTCTCAGGATTAGCCTTCATTTCCTCAAGTTCCTTCCTTGCATCTTGAAGACGAAGCTTTGCACCAAGGATAAGTTCACGAATTCGACCGATGTAAGCTACATTGTTATCAAAAATCTCCTGCAGAGTGGAATTATCCTTAAGAGCAACAATCTTGGCATGTCCCATCTTGTTAGCAATAGCGTTAACATTCTGAGAAATATCGTTGTACTTAATCTTTACATTCTCAATAGAAGTAACGAACTTCTTTACAACAGGGAGCTTACGGAGGAAGTTCTTCCAGGTAGTGTCAGCATTGATCTCGTCAATGTTAATCATATTCAACTGGGAAAGGAGCTCAGTAGTAAGAGCAACAATTTCACCAGCATCCCCTGCCTTGATAGAAGAGAGGAACCTTTCTCCGTTCTCGGCAACTACAGAATTAAGCTCGGAACCATACTCATGAACCGTTGTTAGGTTATGGGCATCGACCTTTTCAGTTAGCGCCAAGTACTTGGAACGTTCCTCTGGAGTAAGCGTAGCGAGACGCTTCTCATAATCGTAACCAGTAACAGTAGCGCTGTGAGCAACAGTAATGTCTTTAGTAAGTTGTGCCATTTTAAAAAAATTGTTTAAAAGTTAAATATAAGGTTTAATTAATGTTTCAAATTCCTTAACATCAACCCCAATCCAATTATACTTGGAGTTTTTAAGATAAACAACATACATAGGCTTATCAAGAATACTGTTATCCTTGGGATCCTTTGTAGTCTTGATAATAGAATCAATATTATCAATATTTACATACACGTCTTCACGGACTTGTATAATTTTTGTCTTAAGTTTCTTTAATTTCATATCATTTAAATTAACATTTATAATATAGTAATGAAAAATGATTATTCAAAAATAACTTCCAAAAACGCTAAAAATTAATTTAAATTTTTATTTTTTATATATAGAACTATTTCAATTAATATTTATGGTTTTCGGAAATTTAAATAGTGTTCTTGAAAATGAACAAACTATAATGGAAGCTGTTGAATCTAATATATTGACACAACAGTTACAGAATAGAGATTTTGAAAAGAGACAAAGTAGAGTATCTAAGATATTATATGCTTTATCACACTATGGCATGAATTATTCTGACCAAGTTATTAAGAATATGCATGCTATTCCAGCTGATAAGTCATTACAGCCTAAAGATGATTTAATGCAGAATCAGTCACTTTATGGGGGTATGATGAATAACTGGAGAGTTAAAGGTGAAGAAGATAGAGAATTTAAAGAAAAGACTCTTGAACAGAAAAGAGTTATTCTTAGAAAGATGGCTGCACAGCCAGAACTTGAAGATATCCTTGATGTTATGTCTAATGAATGTATCGTTTATGACGATGATGAAGCATATATTGCTCAGCCATTCATTGATACTGGTTTAACTCAGCAGTTAACTGAAAAATCAGCAGAAGAACTTAGAAACGCTGTTGATACAGCATTCTATAAGATGTATATGTTCCTTGATTGGAAGCGTACTGCATGGGATGACTTTAAAAGATTTTTAATTGAAGGTGTTCTTGCTTATGAAATAATTTATGATGATCTTGAAAACCCACATTCTATAATTGGAATAATTGATGTTGACCCTGTAACATTAACAAAGGAAATTAAAAATGGTACAACATATTGGGTACAGTTTAAGGGTATTCAAGGTAAGGAAAGATATTTACTTGATATTCAAATCATTTATATAAAATATGAAGATACTGGTGTAACAGAAAGACAGTCATATCTTGAACGTCTCATCCGTCCATTTAATATTTATCGTATTGTTGAACAAGCTCAAGTTATTTGGACAGTTACACAGTCTTCATTTAAAACAATGTTTACTATTCCAGTAAACGGTATGAACAAAGCAAAGGGTATGCAAACCCTTTCACAGGCAATGAATAGATATAAAGAAGATATATCATTCAATGTTGATACTGGTGAACTTCGTGTTAATGGTAAAGTAAACATGCCATTCAATAAAGAATATTGGATGCCAGAAAGTGAAGCAGGTAGACCTGAAATTGAAACTATTGTTGATAATGGACCACAGCTTAATGATTCGGACCAGATTAAATATTTCTTATCAAATCTTTATAAGATGTCTAAGATTCCTGAATCTAGATTTGATAAAGAAGCACAAGCTACTTGGTTCGGAACAGATCCTACTCAGCAATTAAGAGATGAAATTAACTTCTCAAGATTTGTAACAAGAATGAGAAATGCATTTGCAGAAATCATTCTTAAACCAATTAGAATTCAAATTGCTCTTAATATTCCAGATATTAAAAATGATAAAAGAATACTTGATTCTATTTCACTTCATTTCAATTCATATAATGAATTCAATGAATTAGCAGAAATGGAAGTTATGACTAAGAGAGTTGAATTTATTGGTACAATGAAGGATAGCTTAGTAATTACAAATGAAGAAGGTGAAGAAGAACCATTCTTTGATCCTGAATTCTTAATTATGAAATACCTTAAGATGTCTGAAGCTGACCTTGAACTTAATAGAAAGATGAAGGAAGAAAATAAACTTAAGAAAGCTCTCGGAGGTGGAGAAGAATCAGACGAAACTTCAGACGAAGATGAATTAGGAGGAGAAGGCGAAGAAGGTAGTGAAAGCGGAGAAGAAGCTGCAGAATCACCAGAATCAGAAGAAAGTGGTGGAGAAATTGATTCTGAAATGTTAGGACCAGTACAACCTGAATCTTCAGAAACAACACAAGCATAATAAAGATTTATTAATATGAAAAGATTTAGTGATTACATTCAAAAGATATATGAAGCTCCACAAGGAACAGAAAAAATAATTGGTGGTTTGTTTACTTTTAATAAAGAAACTACTGATGATGAAATAATTGATACTGTTCTTAGAGATTTCGTAACTAAATGTGCAGGTATTATTCGTGATAGCGCTGCGCCTAATTGTAGTCTTCATTCATTATATTCATATGATTTATTTTTCCAAAGATATGGGGTAAATAATGGTGGAGATGTAAGTACTGAAGAAATATATTCAGAAATTCCTTCAAAAACATGCGGAGAAATTTATACTAAGGAATTTCCTGATTTAGCAAAAATTTTTAGTGCTGATGAATTTAGAAGAATGTTTGATGATGGAGAATTTCCTCTTGTTAAAATTTGGAAAGGATATCATGCAGGCAGAGATGAAATACATGTAACATATTCTATTACAAGATAAAATGAATTTAGAGGATTTAAAAATATTACCTGGTGTTGTAATTGATGTAGAAGACCCCAAGTTTTTAGGCAGAGTTAAAGCTGATGCTCCTGGTTTATTTAATTCTGAGGTAATGAGTAAAGAAGGAATGCCTTGGATATATCCTTTAAATATGTCTGGTTATCAAAGATTCTCAAAATTAAATAACGGAAGTAAAATTTGGATATTGACTGATAAAGAATATAAAGAATTCTGGTATTGGCCAATGTTTGAATTAAATCAAGATACAAGAGACATCATAACTGCTGAAGATGGTGATTATGATGAAGCAGAAGTATTGTTATCTAGAAACATGGGAGATAATAGTGTATACATTTATTATACTCCAAGTAAAGGAATTCAAATACAGCAAGGAGAAAATACTTTTATTAATCTAACTTCAGATAATAAAATATTTACAAAAGCTGGTGAAGGACAAGTACTTATTGAAAATAATAATGTATATATTGGAGATGATAGTACTGACAGTATGCAAAAAGCTGTAATGGGTAAGAATCTTGTTGATATGTTAAATAATTTAAAATCAGCATTACAACAATTACAATCATTAGCAGCTGGCGGATATACTGCAAATTTAGTTCCTGGTTTTGCTCAAGCTGTTGCTGCATTACAAGGACCTTTGACAAGTAATACATTACTTGCTAAAAAAACATATGTTGACTAATGTTAGGAAATTATATAAGCAAAGATTCATTACCTGGTGACTTGTTAGGAAATCTTGAAGCAGTTACTATAAATGCTGGTTCAAGCTTTTTAGCTGGTCAAGCAACAAGTGTTTTTGCTCCTGTTGCTAATATTGGAGATAATGCATTACTTATAAAGAATACAGTTACAGATCCAAATCTAATTAAAAAAATTTCAACAGATTTAATTGAACATGCTGTTACTGTAACAACTAATGAATTAATTTCTTATTTATCAGATAAAACAACTGAGCTTCTTGATTTTGGAAAATTAACTGGAGTTCTTGCAGAATCAATAACATATTGGACAAAAGAAAAATTAATGACTCCTGCTGAAATATTAGATTTAATAAAAACTAAAGATGTTCAAGAAGAACAAGAAAAAGAAAATAAGAAGAATCAAGAAGAAGGTATTAATAATGTAAAAGAAACAATAAGTGGTACAGTTGGTAATTTAAAAGATTATGTAACTAATACTATTAATTCTCTTAATAGTGGTCTTTCTACAATTACTGCATATGTAACACAAGGTCCAGATTGGGTAGTTACAAAAGTTAATTCATATGTTGCATTAGGAATTGAAAAAGCTGAATCATTTATTGGAGAACAAGTTGATTTTGTAATTAATGTTAGAGATACAACAATTGATGCTGTTGGTCAAGGAATTGGCTCAGCTGCTGCAGAAGTAGTAAATAAAATTGCAATCAATGCTGCTAAAAAATTAAAAGCTGATGCAGAAGGATTAGTTTCTCAAGTACAGACTAAAGCAATGAATGCTATTACAAAAGCAATAATGGTAGTAAGACAATTAACTGGTATTGCAATTCCGCCAGTTTATCCTGAGCTACCAAAATTAACATCGCTATTTTAAATAAATAAAGATTATATATGAGTAAGAAGGTAGATATCTGTGTATGTGTTAAGGATAGACAGAATGTTGTTAAGAAAACAATTGATTGTATTTTAAATCAAACATTTAAAGATTTCAGACTTTTACTTTGTGATGGAAAGTCAGATGATCTTACAGTAAGTACATTATTAGATTATCAGAATAAAAATGATAATGTAGTATGTTGGCAAAGTGAAGAAAAAGGTTATGTAAATTCACATAACTTTATTTTAAGTAAAACAGATGCAGAATATATTTGTTTTATTGATAGTGATGATTTAATAGATGAGAAGAAACTTGCTGAACAAGTAAAATATTTAGATGAACATCCAGATGTTGATGTTGTTTCATCTTCAGTAATACTTCCAAATAAAAAGATATTGCCTAATACATTTGTAGAACTTAATAATGAACAAATTACTGAAGCATTAAAGAAAGGAATTCCTATGGCTGCTATATGTCATTTTGAAAGTTGTATGTTCAGAAGAAAATGTTTAGAGAAATTTACTAAAGAAAAGTATTTCTTTGATGAATATGAAACAGGTCGTTGTGGAGAAGGATTCTTATATGCATTACATTTCTTCGGTTATAAGTTTGCTAATATAATTTCTACATTATATATTTATACAAAAGGAGTTGTTAAAGATAGTATGACTAATACAATAATTCCTGAAATGGCAAATCTGATGGATGCTCAAACATATGATATGAAACGAACTGCAATAATGGAAATGTTCGATAATTACAATCAAACTAAATAGAAATAAATAAATATTAAAATAAAGAAAAGGTTACTGAATTATCAGTAACCTTTTTTTTTTCTATTAATATAAAAAATATTATTCATGTAATTTATAATTAGGATATTCTTCCATAAAATTATTTAAAATTTCTTCGTCAAAAACAAATACACCTAACATTGAATATAAATCATTTTTACTTGAAAATCTACTATCGTATGGTACAAATCCATCTTTCTTATCTTTTTTTCTAATATTTGTTCTAAAATATCTTACAGATAAATCTCCATCATCTAATTTTAAATAATCATCAAATTTAGTATCATTCTCTGCTTCTTTAATACTTTTACATAAATAATCATATGTTTCTTTACTAAATTGTGGTTTAATAATTGACCAACAATGCCAATCATTATATCCGCTATCTTTTTCTATTTTTTCAAATCCATTAATTTGAATAATTTCTTCTCTTACGAAGCTAATAAACCATATTTTATCTAATTTATTTAAATCCAATATACATTTATCACCTTCACCAAATTTATATGAATTAAATTCATTAAGCTTAGCTAATTTTGCTTTTGCTTCATTAATAAATTGAACAATTGATTTCATAAATAAAAAATATTATATATGTAAAAATAATCTAAAACTTTTAGTCTAAATATCTTTCTTCTTTCATTTTCATATTATTAAAATATCTTACCTTCTTAGGATGTTCATAGAATTGATCTTCATTATATGATCTTATTGCTTCAGATACAATCCAATATGCAGTACGAGCAGGAACATTCTGACCAATCTTTCCATATTCTTTCATAGTATCACCTTGAAGTTCATAATCATCAGGCATACCCATAAGATGAAGTAATTCACGAATATTAAGAGGTCTGTCTTCATAAGGATGAATAACTGATTGAACCATCTTAAACATTACAGCAGGAATAGGTTTATGATCATGTATAATATTAGGTAATGCATGATAAACACCTCCACCAATTGAAATCTTATATTTAAAATGCTGAATAAAATGAGTAAGGAATTTTCTATTCTTTTCAGTTCCTAATTCATTATCCTGTGTATATTTATCTACCTCATCAAATAAATCATTCTTAAGAAGATATCTAAAGATATCATAATTAACAGCTTCTCTCCAATTATCTCCAAATTTATTCTTAAGATATTCAATACAGAAATAATTTACTGAATTAATTTGCTCAAGATTAAGAGGTTCTTTCTGAGTGGCATCAGGAGAAATTCTACTAAAGTATTCATCATAATTAGTTTCTATATGTTCATACCTCATAGTAGGAGCAAATACCTTCTTATAGAAAATAATGAATGTACGCTTTCTTGTCTGACAATTATCATGAAACTTAGTATCTGTCTTATAATAATCAATTGAATATCCAAGATGTAATGCAATACTTTCAAGTTCTTCACGGATATAATCGCCACGAGTACCCATGAAAGTAGGAGCGTTTTCAAATATATAAATCTTTGGTTTAATTACAGTAAGAACATACTGAGAAATCCAAAGCATATTACAATTACGAGTATTCTTAGATGCTTGAGTTCCAATGGTTGCAGTAGAAAGACCAGAACAAACAGGAACTGCAACGCAAACATCCATATTTGAATAATCAAGAGGCTTATCTGGATTAATTGTCCAAACAGGATGGTTAAGAATCTCAGGATTCATATCTTCATCATCCTGAAACATACTACGATTAAATATCTTATATTCAGGTCTACGTCCTACCTTATCAAGATATTTCATTAAATTATATTCATTACCACAAGAAACAACATTACCTTCCTTATCAAGTTTAGGATCACCATTTCCAGGATAGGTAATAATAAACTCAGCAGGATGTCCAATAGCCTTTTCAGCTCCTAAGTACATCCCGCCGGTTAGAGGTTGTATAGCACACCACTTTAACATTATTATATAAGCTTATATTTTTAATATCCTTTTATTTCAATTAACTCATCAACATCTTCCTTTCTAAGAGGTAATCTCTTAGCAGCAATTCTATACATTGCTTCAGCAGGTATCTGTCCTCTTCTTCTGTTGATGCAAATTTCAACAGGAGTTTCAACATTAACACCAATTATTTTAGCTCCATATAATCTAAGTGAGCTAAGTAATTCTTTACGATACTTTGGAATTGAATTAGTATCATCAACAATGAAAGATTGCTTCTTCTTTGCATATTTTGCAATCTGGAAGTATTCCTCAGTAGTTACTTGTTTCTCCTGTCCAGGAGTAAGAACTGCCTTTTCATCTGCATCTGCAGTGAAGCCAAGTTTAGCACGAATTATATCTCTGGAAACAATAGGAAGATCTCCATGATTTTCCTTAGCCCAAGTTGATTTACCAGAACCAGGCAGACCACACATAACGAAAACAACCATTTTTGCTCCTTCTAATTTGTATCTTTCTATTGATTTCATAATAAACTTTATTTTTAATATAAATAATATAGTACATTTTTTGAAAAATTTATGGCTGTTAAAGAATTTGAATGGGATTATAATCCAGTTAAACAAACAATAAACGGACAAACAGCTGAACGTGTAATTTGGAGTACTAAAGCTTTTAAATTAGCTGTTGATGCTATAAGAAAAGGTTTACCTTTAAAGAGTAACCCATTCTGCGGTAAAAATGTTCAGCTTTTAAAGCCCGACTTAGTTTATAGAAGAACACAAGAAGAAATAGATGATTATATACATTGTAAAGAAGACCCAGTATATTTTGCAAGTAAATGCTATTTGATGTCTCCAGAAGGTTTAAAACCTTGTATTCTTAGAGATTATCAAATTGAATATCTTAGAATGCTTCAAAAGAATAACTTTACAATTATGTTATCTTGCCGTCAAGCAGGTAAGTCTACAACCACTGCTATTTTCTGTTTATGGGTTATTCTATTTAATATTGATATGACAGGTCTTATTCTTTCAAAGTCTGGACCGGCTGGTGTTGATTTGTTATCAAAACTTAAAGATATGTATCTTAACCTTCCTTATCATCTTAAGGCTGGTACAATGAAATGGAATCAACATGAAATTGGTTTTGATAATAATTCATCAATTTCAACTGAAGCTTTCTCACCAACTGCAGGACTTGGTAAAACTATTAACTTCCTTATTCTTGATGAGTTTGCTTGGTGTCCTAAGAATGATGTAGAACTTTTTTATCAAAATGTTATTCCTACTGTTACTACATTACCTAATGCTCATGTAGCAATTATGAGTACACAAAATGGATTTAACTTATTTTATAAATTGTATAAAGGTTCTATTGAAGAAGAAAATATTTATAAAGCATTTAAAGTAGACTGGTGGCAAGTACCACAATATAATCCAGAAACAAAGACTTGGGAAAAGAGAACAGAAGAATGGAAAAAGAAAATGGTTGGTGTTCTTGGCTCAGAAGAAGCTTTCTATTATCAATATGGTACTCAATTCAGTGCATCAGATCTTTGTATTGTATCAAGAGAATGTCTTGGCGTACTTAGAGATAAAGCAATATTATTTAAACCAAGAGAAGATTTAGAAATATTCTTACAAAGAAAAGACAATTTATATTGGCATCCTAACTTTGATTTAGAAGAACTTAAGACAGGATATTTCATTATACTTGCAGACCTTGCAGAAGGTGGCGGAAGCGATAGCGATAGCACAGTATTTCATATATTACAACTTGTTGGCAAAGATAAATTCAAACAAGTAGGTTATTGGAAATGTAATAATTTAGATCTTGAACATGCTGCACTTGAATATTGGTTATTATCAGCTCAATTATTCCCAGATGATAGAACAATATTCTCAATTGAATGGAATACTTATGGAGCATTATTCTATCAGTATATTCTTAATTTAAATGAGAATGATTATATGAGAGAAGCTATTTGGAGATTTAATCTTGCAAGAGAAGGATTTGATACAACAAGAATAATTCAATATAAGAAAGGTTCTGAAGAAGATAGTATTCCTGGTATTAACAATAGTCATAGAAAGACTATACCTGGTATGAGATTCAGTGCTAATTCAAAGAAGACTGCATGTGCTTTACTTAAGATGGAACTTGAAAAATTCAATATTGAAGTTTCTGATTTAGTAACAATTGGTGAAATAGAAAACTTTGAAGATAAAAATGGAAATGGAAGCTATAAAGCTTCTTATGGTCATGATGATATTATTATGACTCTTTGCCAGGTTCCTATGTTAAAAAATACTCCTAAATATAAAGATTTTGTTGAGGAATTTGAATTATCCAACGTTACAACTAATATTCCTAATGCACAGGCAAATACTTCATTTGATGGATTAGGATTAGGTATTATTGGAGAAATGGTTTCTATTTCAGATCCATTTAGTAATAATATACAACAGATGGATGACTTTAATTGGGGTGCATCTACTGGAAATGATATTTGGAATTTTTAAATAAAAGATATTAATATATGCAACATTTTGGAAAATATAATACGTTACAAGCATTACAAAATGCTATTACAAATCATTCATTAATATCACCTTATGTAGCAAAAGTAACTGGACAAACTGGTTTAATTTATAGTGTAGATAATAATGTTATTACTGTACCAGCTGACCCAGTATTTTCAATTAGTAATAACTATGTTTCAATTACTTGTTCTACGTCAGGGGCAGAAATATATTATAAAGTAGCAGATGATAGTGTTTGGACTTTATATTCATCTCCAATATTAATTAGTCAAAATACTACATTTATAGCATATTCATCTAAAACATTAGAAACAAGTAATCAAGTTACTTATAATGCTGTATATGTTGCTCCTGTTGTAACTGTTGAAAATCCTGTATTTAGCATATCTGATAATTATGTATCAATTACTTGTGCTACAGGTGGGGCAACTATATATTATAAAGAAGAATCTGATTATCAATGGTCTGTATATAGTAATCCTATTGCTATTAGTCAAGATACAACATTTATAGCATATGCTGATAAAGATAATCATTATAGTGAACAAGTTACTTATCTTGCAATATATGAAGAACCTGATACTCCTATTGTAGATTATTCTACTCAGCATCTTACATTTAATATTAGTTCTTCAGGTCTTATTAAAACAGACAATTATAATGAAAATCAATATTCATATCAAAAGAATAATGGTTCTTGGGAATATATTACTGGAGATATTTCAGTAGTTGCTGGAGATGTTGTTAAAATTAAAGGTAATTGCGTTCAATATAAGCATATTACATTTGAAAATTGTACTTGTGGATTTACTTTATCTGGAAATATCATGAGTATATATAATGAAAACTTTGTAGGATTAACTCAATTGACTATTTCTAACTGTCTTGACCACTTATTTGAAGGATGCACAGGATTAACAAGTGCTGAAAACTTAATACTTCCTGCAACAACATTGGTAAACTATTGTTATGCATCAATGTTTAAAGGATGTACTTCATTAACAACTGCTCCTGAATTACCTGCATTATCATTAAGTAGTGAAGGTGTATATTCAAGTATGTTTGAAGGTTGTACTTCATTAACATATATTAAATGTCTTGCGACTTCATTTGACGCAAGATATGAAACATCAAGCTGGACAAGATATGTTTCTGCTTCTGGAACATTTGTAAAGAATTCTTCTATGTCAAATTGGACAACTGGTATTGATGGTATTCCTTCAGGATGGACAATTCAGAATGCAGCATAATTTTATTTTTAAATATATTAAAAATGATTAAATTATGTTAAAACATTTTGGTGTATATAGTACTGAAGTTGAATTAAATGCTGATGTTACAAATGAACTTTTATTAGAACCTTGGATAGTTTATATATCTTCAAGTAACATTATTAAATATAGTGACGGAAGATATGTAAGCCTTGACATTGACGAACAAAATAGTGAAGAACAAGGAGGCGGTTCTGGAGGAGAACAAGGAGGTGGTTCTGGTGGTTCACAAGAACCAGTAACACCAGTACACGATTATAGTCAAGATTATTTAACAATAGAAGTACTTAGTGATGGCAATTTATCAATAGATGATCTTGAATTATTTGATGAATTATCTTATTCTAAAGATAATGGACAAACATGGAATTTAGTTGAGTCTAATGAGTCTAATACTTCTATAAATTTATACACAGGAGATATAGTTTTATTAAAATCAAATAAGTGTACAACAGATACTTTAGGTGGTAGTGGTACTGTAAATTGGAATAATGCTACATTTAATGTATATGGTAATATAATGTCTTTATGTTATGGAGATAATTTTACTAATAAAACAGTTTATCCAGAAAATTGTTCTTTCTGTTCATTATTCCATGACTCTGGAGTTATATCAGCTGAGCATCTTATTTTACCTGGATTAGACTTAAGTGTAAGTTATGGTTTAAGTGGTAATGCATATGAAGCTATGTTTAGTGGTTGTACTAGTTTAACAATAGCGCCAGAACTTCCTGCAACTATATTAAGTAACGGATGTTACAAAGAAATGTTCTATGGATGTATAAGTCTTACTACAGCACCAGAACTTCCTGCAACTATATTAAGTAACGGATGTTACAAAGAAATGTTCTAT